TCACGCCTCGGCCAGTATCTCGAGACAGGCGCCGTCCTCGCTGGGCCTGGGGTCTTCCTTCAGATCGAAGATCCGCGCGTCGATGACGGCGCGCCATTCCGAGGTAATGGCGCGGGTCTCGGCGCTGGCGCGGATCGTCAGGATAGCCGGCGATTTCGAGACCAGCCGCGCCTGCATGACGGCCTCGGAGCCGCGCAGGTAATGGACATGGCACCACAGGGTGAAGCGATCTTCCCATCCCTGGATCAGCATCCCGTCCGGATCGCGGATCATCACCGCCTCCTGGAAGGTGGCCCTGCGCCGCAGGCGCCCGGCAACCATGCTCACAGCCTGATCCTGCGATAGGGGGCGAGCAGCGCATCCACGGCCACGGGCAGCGCCGATGGGCTGGTGCCCAGACTGACGGCCGCCCGGTTCTCATACCAATGGGCGATTAGCAGCAGCATGGCCTGGCGGATGGCGGCAGGGATCTCGGCGGGGGCGCCATAGCCCGCGGTGAAGGTGATCGCCGCAGGACGGCCAAAGCCCGCGAGAGGTCGCAACAACAGGCGTTGGTCCCGCCGGTCGATCCGGTAATCGAGATCGCCGCCCGCGGCATCGGTGAACACGGCGCTGTCGATCTCGCTGTCGGGAAACGGCAGCAGGATGGGACCGGTGACGGCATCCAGACCCATCTGCCAGTTTTGGGTCACCAGGCAGCGGCCGAGGATGCCGGCCGGCCCGTCGAGCCAGGCGGTGGCAGCATCGATATAATGCTGGATCAGCAGGTCCTCGTCCTCGTGATCGACCCGAAGCTGCGCCTTGGCCTCTTCCAGCGTGATCGGCGTGGCCGCGGGCGCGGTGATGCGGGTCAGCGTGAACATGGGCAAAAACCCCCTGAGGCAGGGCACGGGCGGTCTTCACCGCCCGCGCAGTTATTGCAGCATCGACCTCAGGCCTGATCGGCCTGCGGGTTGATCCGGCCGTGACCCTTGATCACCAGGCCGGCAATCGGCGTGCCGGTGGCATGGGTGCCTTCAAGCGCCGCCAGCAGCTTCAGGTAGCGTTTGGTTCCGACATAGCCGAAGCGGTAAACGGCGGCGGTGGCGTGGGCCTCGACCAGCGCCTTGACGATGCCGCCTTCGCCCACGGTCGGGACACCCAGCAGGTCGGCTGCGGTCACCGCCTCATAGCTGCTGTCGTCATCGGAATGGGTCAGGATGAACTCGATCCTGTTGGTCGAGGTGAAGGTGATGCCGCCCGCGCCAATGGCGAGAATGATCTCGGCACCGTCATGACCGCGCAGATCAATGGCCACGGGGGTGCTGTCGTCGGTGAGCGTGGCCACGTCGATGGCCGCGGCCACCGAGAGACTGGAATGCAGATCCTTCATCGGATCCTCCTGTGCAGGAATGTGGGTGGGAAGACGCGGGCAGAACCCTGCCGCGCGCGCGCCTTGGTTCAGCCGGGCGATCAGCTGGCCGCGATCTTCAGCAGCTTGATGGCATCAAAATTCTGCACCCCGCCACCGACGCGCTTGGTGGTGTAGAAATGCACATAGGGCTTGTTGGTGAAGGGATCGCGCAGCACCCGGATGCCGAAGCGGTCGACGATCAGATAGCCGCGGCGGAAATCCCCGAAGGCGATCGGGAAAACTCCGGCGGCGATATCGGGCATGTTGTCGTCATCGCTGATCGGATAGCCGAGCAGCGTCGCCGGCTGGCCGGCCTGGACCGGGGGCTGCCAGAGATAGAGTTCCTCGGTCTTCGACTTCAGCTTGCGGATCGCCGCCTGCAGCGAGCGGTTCATCAGGAAGCGCGCATTCTGCCGGTAGCCCTGCTTCAGCCCGTAGACGAGGTCGATCAGCGCATCGACGCCGTTGTGGCTGGCATCGGTCAATGCGGCCGCGACGCCCGAGGCGGTGTAGCCGATCTTGCCCCAGGCGTAAGAGGCATTGGCGACCGTGTCATAGGCCAGGATGCCGCGGGGCCTGTTCACCCCGTCGCCGGTGATGAAGGCGGCAGCCTCGGCCTCGGCGAAGGCAGTCGAGACTTCTTCGGCCAGCCAGGCAGCGATATCGACCCTTGCATCGTCGAGCAGGGTCTGGGTCGCAGCCGGGTTGGCGTAGATCTCCATCGCCGGGAAAGCCAGTTCAGCGAGCCTCGGGGTGGCGGTCTCGGGGCGAGCCTGACGCTCGCCGACCCAGCCGGCCGCGGCGCCGCCCTGATTGACCAGCTTCTTGTAGCTGCCGGCCGAGATCGAGATGACACTGGCAATCGCGCGCATGGCCGAGACCGAGCCCAGCACCCGGTCGATAATCTGTTCCATCTGGTCGGGGACGACATAGCCACCGTCGGGATCGCTGTCGGTGCGGAGCGCGGCCTTCACCTCCAACTCCCGCAACCCGGCCTCGACCCCGCGGCGGAAGAACTGGTTGAAGGCGCGGGCGTGCTCGCGGGTCTCGGGGCTGTCCGCCCGATCCGCGCTGCCACCACCGCCGCCGAGCCTGGCCGCCGCCAGCACGGCATTGGTCTCGTCGAGCGCGCCTTGCAGCCTGGTGATCTCTGCATTGATGCGCTCCACCTTCTCGGCCTGCACGACATCGGCGAAGCGGGCGTTGATGCCGCTGATCTCGGCCTGATGCTCGTCCTTGAAGGCGGCGAAGGCGCGGTTCAGATCGGCGAGGATGGCGTTGGCGTCGCCGGTCTCGGCGCGCACGCGAACGGCCCCGTGGATGCGGGGGGATTTCTGGATGCCCATGGGGGTCTCCTTATGAGCGGATGGTATCGATGAGCTGCCGGATGGCGCTTAGGGGGAGGCCAGCGTTCTGCGTGGCGGGTTCGGCAGCGTTCCGCGTGCCGGTGAGGTCTCTCAGCATCGCGCGCCGCGCGGATCGCGGGATACCTTGCTGGGCCAGTGCCGCGTCTATGCGGCGCCGCGCCTGAATGTCGGGGCGCGACTGCGCGCCGCTCTGCGGTGACCGCGCGGGCGGGCCGGCGGCCGAACCCTCGACCATGCCGTCGGCCATCCCGGCCGCAATCGCCTCCTCGGCGCTGAGAAAGGTCTCGGCATCCAGCAACGCGACAACCTCGACCTGTGGCCTGCCACTGCGGGCGGCATAGATCCCGGCCAGCGCGGCATCGAATGTCTCGAAGAGCGCAGCGGCCTCAGCCATATCGTGGCGATTGCCGATCACCACGCCCCAGGCATTGTGCAGCATCAGGAAGCTGCCGGGGCTCATGTGGATCTCGTCGCCGGCCATGGCGATGATGGAGGCCGCCGAGGCCGCGAGGCCCAACACCTCAACGGTGACCGCGGCCGGATGGGCGCGCAGCAGGTTGTAGATGGCAATGCCTTCAAACATGTCGCCGCCGGGGGAGTTGATCTGCACCGTCACCGCCTGCGGGCCGATCCTGCTGAGCGCCGCTGCGATCCGGCGCAGGCTCACCCCGCCGCCCATATCATCCTCGCCGATCACGTCGAAGATGGTGATGGTGCTGTCGCTCTCGGTGACGGAAGTGACCTGCGCGGCGACCGGCATTTCGGCCCAGCGGACCAATGCGTCTGATGGCGCATCGGCCTGGAACGCCGCGGGGCGCGGCAAGGCCGGTCCGGCAGGAAGATCACGCAGGCTCATCGGATGGTCCTTTCGGATGTGTGCGGCTCATGGCTGAGCAAGAAAGACCGGCAGTTTCCTGCCGCTCTCCGCGCCTCAGGCGCTTGTGATGGATAATCAGCGGCGGTTGTCGTTTATCTGTTCAACCAAGAGTATGACGGAGCAGACCCATGCGTATTTTCCAGAAACTGGCCGTATTGGCCGTCACCGCCGCCACTGTGGCCGCTGTGCCGGCCTCGGCAGACCCGGGACGGGGCAAAACCCATGATCGTGACCACTTCCGGACCAGCCAGGCAAGACACTGCCCGCCGGGGCTGGCGAAGAAGAACCCGCCCTGTGTTCCGCCCGGCCAGGCCAGAAAATATGACGATCGCAGGGATTATGATCGTCACCGGCACCATGAGCGTCGGCGGCACCATGACCGCTACGGGGTCCGGATCGGCGATATCCTGCGGATCGACGATTACCGGGTCATTCGCGATCCTCGCAGGATGAATCTCGAGACCCGTGACGACTGGCGCTATTACCGCGATGGCCATCGCGCCTATCGGGTTGATCGCGAAACCCGGAAGATTCTCTCGGTCATCGAGTTGATCGACGCCTTTACGAACTGAGGCAGCGCCGGCTGCATTCCAGCCCCGAGATCAGGGATCGGCTTGGGCGTCGGGATCGGTAGATTCGTTCTCCGCCTTCCCGGCTTCTGCGGTCATGTTGGGCGGCGGATAATAGACATCACCGCCATCACGTGGATTCTGGTCTTCGAGGGTGCGGATCTCGTTGGGGCTCCACACACCCCATTGCAGACCCTTCACATAGGCCTCCCAGCGGGCCCGGATGTCGCCCTTGACGAGGGCTGCGCGGTTGAAACGGGCATAGAGCATATCATCCGCGCCGATCAGGTCGCGGTCGATCGCTTCCTCCCACATGGTCAGGTGATCCTCGAGCGTATAGGCCACGAAGCCGATCGACTGCTGCTCGATGCCGGTGCCCCAGCTGGTGGACTTCTCGGTATCGCCGATCATATGCGGCGGCACCCCGAAGAACATGGCGATGTCGCTGCGGCTGAACTTGCGGCTCTCGATCCATTGCGCATCCTCGGCGGTCATCGCGATACGGGCGTAATCCATACCTTCCTCGAGAATGAGGTGCTTGCCTTCCTGGTCACCGCCGGCGCGGAATGCCTCGAGCCCGGCCTTGAGATTGGCCACCGCCTCGGGTCCGAGCTTCTGCGGGTGCCTCAGCACGCCCGAGACCCGGGCGCCATTGCGAAAGGTGGTGGCGCCGTGATCCTCCATTGCCAGCGCCAGGCCGATGGTCTCGCGGGCATAGGCGATAGGCGAGACACCCCGCACCCCGTCCAGCGTCAGCCCGACCAGATGCAGCACCTCGTCCTGCGCCAGCCGCAGACGCCTTCCATCGGGGCGGGTATAGAGAAAGCTCAGCGCCAGGTCCTTGTCCTGCACCACCTCGACCCGATCCGGATGCAGCGGGATCAGCGCCTGCACGGTGCCGCGCGAGCGCACGATCATGGCATAGGCATTGCCGCGCAAGAGCAGATGCGCCTGCAGCATCCGGCGGAACTGCGATGGCGTTTGCCAGCGATTGGGCCTTCGCCGCAGCAGCTGCCAGATCGGGGCATCCGAGGCATCCTCGCGGGTCCGGGCATCGACCCGGCGCTTGATATGCAAGGGCAGCGTTGCCACCGCGCCGGAAATGATGCGCACGCAGGCATAGACTGCCGCCACCCGCATGGCGCTGTCCGGCGTCACCGCCATGCCGGAGCCGCTGACCGCCCCGGCCCTCAGCGCAGCGTCCAGTTCGGCAGCGGAGGTGATGACCAGCCCGCCACCCGCCTCCTGGACGGACGCGCGCGGTGATGGGGCGTGCGGAGGCGAGGCCGCAGGCGGGGCGCCTGCAAACCAGCGGGACCAGAAGGACATGGGCATTCTTTCCGTAAGACGGGTAGCCTACAGCACCAGGATGCTGCGGCTGTCATAGACCGAGCGGCCGGCATTGACGTCGCGCAGGAGCGCCCGGCCGAGGGCGTTGCAGATCGCGACAATGCCGTCGATGCGCTCCGAGGAGCGTTCCTTGTCCGGCTTGATATTGCCGGCCGGATCATGGCGCACGGCGACATTCGAGGCATTCCAGCGCAGCACCGGATGGCCGCCATGCCACAAGAGCCGCGACACCGAGAGCCGCTCAAGTTCCGCGGTCGGCGCCGCCATGCTCAGAAACCCCTGACCGAACTGCACCAGGTTGATCCCCTCATCCTGCAGATGCTGGACGATCTCTCCGGCGAAGGTGCGGTCGTAAGAGAGCTCGCGCAGATCGTAGCGCCCCGCGAGTGCGATGACCTCGGCCTCGATAAAGGCGAAATCGGTGGCATTGCCGGGGGTGGCGGAGAGGAGCCCCTGGTTGCGCCAGGTATCGTAGGGCACTCGATCGCGCTTACCCCGGCGCAGAATATCTTCCTCAGGCACCCAGAAGCGGGGCAGCACGATCCATTTCTCGGCCAGATCACCGAGCGCGGGGTCCCCCGTCGGTGGGAACAGCAGCATGAAGGCCGAGAGGTCGTTGACCCGGGCGAGATCGAGCCCGCCATAGCATTCGCGGCCCAGCAGCTTCTGCTCCAGATCATCCAGCCCGGCGCGGATATCTCGCCAATCAGCCCCGTCACCCGGCCCGCCCTCGGCCCAGACGCCCATGTCGAGCCAGCGGGTGACCTGTTCGGTCCATTCATTCAGCCGCAGCCGCCGGATCGCGTTCTGCTGCGCCGGCATCTCGCGGGCCTCGTCGATCTGGCGCTTCAAATCCTCCATTTTCACCGTCACGCCGAGGCTGGGATTAGCCTTCACCCAGACATCCGCGTCGGTCCAATCATCGCCCTCGTCGATGGTGGCGATATAGGCAAACCAGCTGGCGGCCGTCTCATGCGGCACCGTGCCCTCCAGCGCCTTGACCGAGAACTCATGATGCTGGCGGCAGACTGAGTGGCGGTCATACCCGGCCGTGGTGATTTCGACGATCAGCGGCTGGCGGCGGGCGCCGGTGGCGGTGTTGAGCTTCTGGATGATCTCCGGCCCGGGATGCTCATGCACCTCGTCCACAGCCGCCAAATGCACGTTGAGCCCGTCCATCTTGCTGGCATCCGCCGAGAGCGGCCGGAACCAAGACGCGGTCGGCAGCACCGCGAGGTTATTCACCGTCTTTGTGACCCGGCTTGAGAGCGCCGGGCTAGCCGCAACCATGCGCTCGGCCTCGCCAAACACGATCCGCGCCTGATCGCGGGTGGTGGCGGCCGCATAGACATGGGCGCCCGGCTCCCCATCGGCAATCAGCGCATAGAGCGCGATCCCCGCCAGCAGCGCCGATTTGCCGTTCTTGCGCGCAACCTCGACGTAAGCGGTGCGGAACCGGCGCAGCCCATCGGCGCGTTTCCAGCCGAACACCGCGCCGACGACGAAGGCTTGCCACGGCTGCAGCACGAAGGGCTGCCCGGCCCACTCTCCGGTCGAGTGCCGCAGATGGGTGAAGAACTCGATCGCGTGCAGCGCCGCCGTGCGGTCCCAGGAGAGGCCGCGGCTCTTGCCGGTCTTCAGGTCCTCCAGGTGCCGCGCGCAGGCGAGCTTCACCAGCCGGCCAGCGACAACCCTGCCGCCCGTGACTGCCCGGGCGTAAGCCGTCACCGGACAGGCCGGAGCCTTCCGGCTGTGCCTCGATTTACGCGTTGCTGCCACGGTTCAGGTAATCCTCGAATGGATCGCGGGTGTCGGAGGGCTCGGCCATGCGCACCCGGGTGCGGCTGGAGGGTGTCAGCCCGAACTCGCTCTCGATCTGGCCCATCTGCGCGAGGCATTTGTTCGCCACGGCGAGGAACGGGTTCTGGATGATATTGCCGCCCACGGTCTTCACCACCGGGCCACGGCGCTTGACCTCGGCCTCTGCCTCGAGCCAGCGACGCCAGATCACCACGTAGCGGGCCAGCGCGCCCACATCGAGTTCGGTCATCACCCCGTGCCGGGCCAGCAGTTCAGCCATCTCGGTGAACTTCGCCGCTGTCGCCTCGTCGAGGTGGTCGGGCGGCGGCGGCGTGGCCACCACCGGCTTCGGCTCGTCGGGGTTCATCCGATGCGGCCGCGCCGTGCCCTTGACCAGTTTGAGCTGCGTCGGCAGCGGCTTGCGACCCGCCATGATCCTTGTCCTTTCCGACTTTCCTCCTCGCAATGCGATGAACCGAGGCTTACCTCCGACAAGCTGACTGGCGCTCACCGCGACGGACCCGCACAGCCTCGAACATCCGCCGCAGTGCGAAGGAACGAGCGATGCTGACCACGGTAAAAATCCCGCCCATCGCCATGTTCTGCGCCGGCGTGACCTGCAGACCGAACCACGGGAAGATCAGGATCTGCGTGACCACTGCGATGCCGTAGCCGACGAGCACGTTGATCAGGGACTCGACCAGCGACATGAGGCGGGACTGTTTCATGCCGCCTTGCTCCGGCTGCGCCGCTTGTGGGCCGGGGCCTCGGCGCCATCTTCCTTGCCCGCTTTCACTTCCTCGGCGCCGCAATCGTTACCCAACCGCTCGGCCTTCACGGCTGCAAAGCTGCGGCCATCGCCGTCCAGCACCGCCTCGCGGCCGGTCTCGGCCTGCCAGCGCTCCACGGCGACATCGACATAAGCCGGGCTGATTTCCATGGCGTTGACCCGCCTTCCGTTGGCCTCACCGGCCATGATCTGCGAGCCGGAGCCGCAGAACGGCTCGTAGCACAGCCCGCCGCGGGCGACATGCTGGCGCATGGGGATCCCGAAGGCGTCGAGCGGCTTCGGCGTCGGATGGTCGGGCCGCTCGTCCTTGGTGAAGGACGGCATATCCCAGGTCGAGGGCAGCGTCTGGTCCGCCACCTTGGGCGGTCGGTTCGGGCGCCGCCAGCCCATGAAGCAGGGCTCGTGTTTCCACAGGTAATGCGACCGGGTCAGCACCCCGCGGTCCTTTACCCAGATGATCTGCTGGTGCACGAAAGCACCAGCCTTTTCCCAACATTCCTCGAGCATCGCCTGCCGGCGCGAGGCGTGCCAGCAATACCAGGCCGCGTCCTCGGTAATCGCTTCGGCTACCGCCGCGCTGATGAAGCCATCGTAGAGTTCTGCCCCCTGGCTGCTGTCGTCCCACGTCGTGCCGTAAGACTGCGACCAGTCCTTGTTGCGTGTCGGGTGATTGGAGCCGTCGTAATCCACCAGATACGGCGGATCGGTCGCAAACAGGATGGCCCGTTCGCCATTCATCAGACGCCGCACATCATCCTGCGAGGTCGAGTCCCCGCAGAGCAGCCGGTGGTCGCCAAGCACCCAGAGATCGCCCGTTTGCGACGCCGGGTTGCGCGGCGGCTCAGGGATCACGACCGGCGCAGTTGAGGCGTCATCATCGTCGGATCCCGACAGCAGCCGGTCCAGCTCGCCATCCTCGAAGCCCATGATCCCGAGATCGAACCCGGCCTCCTTCAGGTCGGACAGTTCCAGCGCCAGCAGCGCCTCGTCCCATCCGGCATTCAGCGCGATGCGGTTGTCGGCCAGCACCAGCGCCCGGCGCTGGCTGTCGCTGAGGCCGGTCAGCCTGATGGAGGGCACGGCGTCCATGCCAAGCTGGCGCGCGGCCAGTACGCGACCATGGCCGGCGATGATGGTGCCGTCCTCGGCGATCAGCACCGGGTTCACGAATCCGAACTCGCGGATCGAGCCGGCGATCTCGGCCAGCTGCGCCTCGGAATGGGTACGGGCGTTGCGCGCATAGGGCACAAGGCTGTCGAGGCTGAGATATTCGACGGCAAGCTGACGATCGGACACGGACGATTTCCTTCAGGATATGGGCTGCACCCCCCCCTCGCCATTTTGGCCACGGATGCAGAAAGCTTGGCGCGCGGTCCGGGGCTGGAACGCCCCAGAGATTTGACCTCCCCCGGGGGAGATGGCGTTGGTTTATGATCGGCGGCGGGCGTTGCCAAAGCCGCCATCCTCAGCGGCCGTCTTGCGACTGTGACAGCTCGCACAGAGCGCCTGCCAACCGTCCGGGTCCCAGAACCGCTCTGTGTCGCCGCGGTGCGGGATGATGTGATCAACCGTGTTGGCGGCACTCACGCGCCCCTGACGCTCGCATTCAGCGCAGAGCGGATGCTGCGCCAGGAAATGTCGCCGGGCGCGCTGCCACCGGGCAGAGGCGTAAAGCGCTCGAATGGCTGGATCACGCCTGCGCGCATAGTCTCGGTCAGCCTCACGTTTGTCGCGTCGTCCAGCCGGGCGATGGATGGGCGGGCGCACAGGCATGGGATGCCCTCGCAAGTCAGATGAAACGGGATGGAGATGATCGGTGGCGCTCATGGGCGCTCTTCTCCCGATCATGCCCTGCTTGTAGCATGGATCTGTTGCAGGTGTCGAACACAAAAGTGTTGCAACACATTGGAGTCGCTTACGCATTCAGCCGCGCCGCGATCTTGGTGAGCGCCAGTTGCCAGCGACGCCACGCCGTGGTCCGGTCGCAGCCCATCTCCCCGGAGATGACCTTCCATGGCACCCGCGCCGCCCGCGACCAGATCAGCTTGCGTTCGGCCTCGTTGATCCACAGCGCCCAGTCGAAGGTCCGTTCCAGCGCCGAGATCGCCTGCGCCGAGGGCACCACCCGCATCGGCTCCGGCTCCATCGCCGCGATCTCGCGGGCGCTGCGCAGGATCTGCGGCCAGTGGCTGCCGTGACCGCGCGGGGCAGCGGAGGGGAGCCTGCGCAGGGTCCGGAACGCCTCCTCGAAGTGATCGGCAACATCGTCGGCAGTCCAGTTGCGCTCAACCATCGCCGTGCCCTCCCTCACTAGCGCAGGGGCCATAGAGCTTGCGTCCCAGTTGCGCGATCATCTCGCGCTCCGGCCAGGTCAGCCGCGGGTCGTCCACGCTGACCGCCAGCAGACCCATCTCCTGCCAGCCATCACGCTTGACCTCATCGGGGCTGCGCCGCGTGCCGCCGTAGCCGGGGGGCGTGTAACGCATCGTCGTCAGTTTCATTCGGGCCATCGTCATCTCCTGTCGTTCTGGCCGCAGTGGTCGGGTGAGGCAGAGACGAAAGAGAACGGCGGACCGCGGGCACGGACGTCACGGATGGGGGGCTCGGCCCCGAGGCCGGCCCTCCCATACGTAGTATGGGTGGTCTCGTTGTTCGTCCTCAAAAGCAAGTAAGTCTCTGTAGTAAAACGGGAAAATAGGACGAACAGAGGTCGAACAAGAGGACGAACATGTTCGTCCTCGTCCTGTATTAAGTCATTGATTTTGTTTGATTGAGGACGAACAACGGAGGAGGACGAACATGTTTGTCCTGAGGTCGAACAAGAAATCCGGCAGGACGAACAACCGCGGTCGAGGACGATTTCACGCATGGTCGTCCTCCGGATCGGGCCAGTTGCAGGGGTCCTCCAGCTCCATGCAGAGGCCGTTGGCGGGCGACTTGTAGTGGCTGGGAACGACCGGTTTGCCGGTCGACAGCACCTCGCCGGACTCCGGATCGACCTGCGCCTCGCTGCCGAACACCATGCCGTGGACACAGAGATATCCGAACCTCGAGCGAACGACCTCGTGGCCGAATTCGGTGCCATCGCGCAGGAAGCGGATATAGCCCTTGGTGCTCAGCACATTGATCCGGTCACGAATCGTCGACTGGCTGCCAAGGCCGAACTGGTTCTCGAATGCCTCGCGGAACTGCGTCGAGGTATAGAGCCGCCCCTCGGCGGCCTCGGCGAGCAGGATCGAGAGGATGACGTCGCGCTTGCGATCGCGCTCGGCGTCGTGCTTTGCGCCGATTTCCTTGCCGGCCAGCCGCTCGCCACGCGCATCGATCTCGGTCCAGGCACCGCCGATCTTGTCGACCAGCTTCGGCGCCAGCGCCGGCCCGTTCCTGAGTTCGATCTCGAGGCGGCGTGTGCTGACCTCCTCATCGGGGCGGTGCAGGATCATGCCGGAGGTGTAGAAGCCCCTGAGCGCGCTGGCGCCGGAGAGGGCCAGGAAGGGATCGTCCTTCACCTGCTGCTTGGACAGCTTCTTCGTGTGGTGGACGAGGATGACACCGGCATCGGGATTGACCGCCGCCTGCAGCGCCTCGACGCGCTCCCGCAGGAAGAACATCATCGCGCTGTTGTCGTTCTCGCCGCCGCTGTCGGGACCACCGTCGAAGACATTGCGGATCGGGTCGATGCACAGGACGTCGGGCGGGCTGTCGCGGAAGGCGGAGCGGACCGCCTCAGCCACACGGGCCACGCCACACCCATCGAGCAGCAGCTTCAGCCGCGGCGTTGCGACGAAGCCATCGCGGGCGGAGTCGAGCACCTCGGGCGGCAAACCGATCTGGTGAAGGCGCTCCCGCAGGTAGTGATACTGAAGTTCCGCCTGCAGGTAGAACACCCGCAGCGGCCGCGGCGGCGTAAAGCCGAGGAACGGCACGCCCCCGGCCATGTGCACGAGCCAGGAGATCAGGAAGTCGCTCTTGCCGACCTTGGGCGCTCCGCCAAGGACCAGCAGGCCGCCCGGGGTGAGCACGCGCGGCGCGATGATGTCGTCGGGCAGCGCGCTGCGGTCATCGAGCAGCTGGCCGAGGCTGAAGCAGTCCAGCGGGCCTGTCGGCGCCTCCTGCCGCGGCGGCTGCGCAGGTCCGTTGCGTTCGAGATGTCGCTGCCACAGGCGACGTGTCTCGGCCTTGAGCCGATCCTCGGGCCATGGCGGGCGCAGCATCGCGGCGTTATAGCTGCAGATCGCCTCCCAGGCCGCATCGAGCGTCATGCGCCCCTCATGGGCCTGGCGCAGGTAATGGCCGATCGCGGCACTGGCGCCCTGGAACCGTGTCCAGTCATCCGCCGCGCCTTCCCGCACCGGCGTGGTGAGCACGGCATCGACGGAGGGTTTTGCATCAGAATTGAAGTCGAGGGGCTTGCCCGATGACGACGGCTCTGCCAAGGCCGGCATGGCGATCGCCCGAGATTCGAACTCGGCCAGATCGACCTCGATCGCCTGATGATCGATGATCCTGACCTGCGATCTCAGGCCGTGCTTGCCATGGATGGTGCCCGGCACCCGCACCGGCTGGTGCGCCGAACCGAAGCTGCCGTCACCACCGACCTTGCGGGCGATCTCGGCGCGCAGGCGGCAAAGACGGGCGATATCCGCACCATGCGCGGGCTCGCTCAGCTTCCACCACAGATGCAGCTTCTTCTGACCGCCCTCGGTGATGCCACCGCTTTCCACCGTGAGCGTGGCGGGACCGAGATGGCGGATGAGGTGATCGCGTTTGGCGACAATATCGCCCTGATCAAGATCGACCACGAGGGCCTGCATCTGCAGCACATGCCCGGCGCGGGCTTCGCCACGCTGCGCCACGGTGCCGGGGATGACATAGATGGCGCGGCTGATCTGGGCGGCAGCTTCGGCGCAGGCGGCAACGGTCGCGGGCGCACCCGCATCGGCAGGCAACCAGCGCAGATCACTCGGCGGGGGCGGCGTCACGCCCTTCTCAGGCAGGCCACGCAGCGGGATCAGCCCGTCGCACCAGGAGAAGACGACATCGAGAAACAGCGCGATCTGCGCCGGATCGACCGCCGGCACGCTCATTGCAGCCGCCCCTCGCCGGGCGCCAGATCGGCGGGCTGGATATAGACCGCGAAGAGGTCCTCGCCATCCTCATGCTGGCCGGCTGCTTCGAAGAAGTAATACCGGTCTGGCATCACCAGCTCGGTCAGCTCCCAGCGGCGGTAATACCCCGGCAGGCGTTTCAGGAGATCAGACGGCGGAATGGGCGGCAGTGTCATCGATCGGGCTCGTGAACAGGGGCTTCACCTGTTCAAAAGCCAATCCCGAAGACCGATCGGGACATTGAAGCCGCGATCAAATGTGATATCTATAATTAAAATTGATATCGAGCGAGCTTCATCATGGCCCAGATCGTCGTGCGTCAGATCCCGGAAGATGTGCATCGCGCGCTGAAGGCGCAGGCCGCCGCGCATGGTCGCAGCGCCGAGGCCGAGTTGCGCGAGATCATTGCCCGCGCGGTGCTGCCGCAGTCGCGCCCGCGCGCGGGTGATCTGATGCGCAGTATCTGGTCCGGCGCCGAGACGGACGACCTTTCGGTCGAGCGCGACCGGACGCCCGCGAAGCCGGCCGGTTTCGAATGATCATCCTCGACACCAATGTCGTCTCGGAGACGATGAAGCCGGCGCCAGAGCCGCGGGTGATCGACTGGCTCAACCGCCAAGAGCTGACCACCCTGCACCTGACCACCATCAGCCTGGCCGAGTTGCGGTTCGGCATTGCATGCCTGGACGCTGGGCGGCGTCGGGACGATCTTGACGCGCGGCTCGAGCAGATGCTGGCCGAGGTATTTCCGGCACGTATCCTGTCGTTCGACGAGGCCGCTGCCAGTGCCTTCGGAGTATTGATGGCAACGGCGCGCCGGCAGGGACAGGCCGTGAGTTTTGCCGATGGCGCGATTGCTGCCATTGCCGCGGCACAGGGCTATCCCGTCGCCAGCCGCGACACCGCGCCCTTCGCCGCCATGGGCGTGGAGGTGGTGGATCCGTGGCACGAGGCGGCTCAAGGCCGGTAATGGCCTCGCAGGCGCGCGGCGGCGCGTTGATAACGTTTCCGCGCCGCCCCATCGGACAGGCCGAGCGCGCTTGCCATCTCGATCTGATTCAAGCCGTCCACCGCGACGCCAAGGACCAGATCGGCATCTGACCCGATTACCGCCGACAGATCAGCACGCAATTCCGCCCGCATCCGGGCCCGTTCCGCCCATGACGGCGGCGCGGCAATCCAGTGGGGTTCTACCTCCGCGCAAGATTGCTGGCGGTCGATCTCGCGTCGATGGGCGCGCAACAGATCGCGTTCGGTGTTCATTAGCACGGTGGCGGCGATATTGGTGACGCGACCGAGATCAAGGGTCCGGATGATTTCCGTGCTGCGGGCCAGGAGGTCGGAGTTGATCTCGTCAGCAGTGCCGACACGACGACGCAGGCAGCGGTTGCGGATCGCATCGAGCCCCGGCCACAGGGAAAGCAGCATGACGTGCAGGGCCAATCCCGCGGGACGATCGCGGCCTTGTGACCTGCGCACGAGGGCAGCGAGAATGGCGTTTCGCCCATCGAAATCGAGATGCCCATGATGCAGGGCGCCGAGCAGCCCGACGATATCGGTGTAAGGCCGAAGCGACGGTTCGGTCGACCGGACGGCACGATAATCGCGTTGGGATTGCAGGGTCGACGACGAACGGGCGAGATCCTCGCGGATCGCGGACCAGGAGAAAGACACGGGACGCCAGCCTTCCGGCCGGGCGTCCAGCGCCTCTCTCGGGCCTCAGGGCGTCGTGCGCCTCTGATGATCGGGAAATTCAGGAGAACGGCGCGGCTTAACGCGCCGGTCCCTTCGTCTGGCTCATGGTCCCGCAGCGCCGGCAGGTCGCCGTGGCGGGATAGCTGAACAGATATTCGTGACCGCGCGCGAAGCTCACATGCATCAGGCCGTCGCGGTGGATGCCCAGCAGTGCGCCGCAGCAGCTGCAGCACCAGGCGTCAGATGCGCTGGCGGTTTTGCGCGCGCTGCCAACAGCGGTGGCTTTGCGGATGGGGCGGGAGATGTAGTTCGGCATTTGAAATGCTCCGTCGTTGATGGAGCCTTTCCAATAATCACCCGAATGTCGGACCCGCGCCCGTCAAGATTCGGATCTGCATCCGACTCTTACGTCGAGCCGGGCAAATGCCCCGTTTTCAGTCGCCAGAAATTCTGCCTGTGGTTCTCGAAATAAACGCCCGCAACACTGGCGCGCGCATGGGAGGGCCACGCATCCCGCGGGCTCCGGGCGCCAGTTCCTTCGATCAGGGTGCCAGTTCGAATTTCTGCGACGCCCGACCTATGCGCTGCAACGAGGCGTTCTATGACCAGAATTTGCTTCACGCCAGAAACGGCCAGAGGCGTCAGGCCTGGAATATACAGCATCGCGGACATCGGCCCGAACCGGGCCAGCGTGACCTCACTCCCGCCCAAGGCGAGCCATCGACCGATCTTGAACCGCTCGAGCATTGCTGCTTGCGCAGCGTCATCAATCTTCCCATCGCTCAGGAGATCACCGAGTGGCATCACCACGTTGGGACCGAGATGGGTAAACGGGGTGGGTCCGGCCGTAAGGACGATCCCGATCCCCCCGTCCTGGCGGCTGCGCAGTATGACATCGAGGTGCTGCAGCGTGTTTGCCTGATCCAGACGTCGTGCGAAATAGATGGGAATTTCTGCATCCGACGTCCGCCACCGGCCAACATAGATCAGATCACCATCCAGTTGTTCGACCCCGACGCGGCCGATCAGCGGCTTGAGCGCAGTCACGAGGATTTCCTCCAGCCATTCGCGCCTGATCACATATTGCCTGATGTCTTCCAGCGAGACGCTGCCGAGGTCTTCCCCATGAAGACCGACTGCCGCAGCATGCCCAGGCTCAGCCATCGGGCCAATATTGACATCGCCGAAATCGTCATCTTCGTCGATCAGGACGATGTTCTGCTTTTTCCGGAGTTCTAGGACGCCGGCCTGCATCAGCCGCTTGGCGTCGAGTCCATGCTGCCGGATCATTCCGCCAGCGATTTCATCCTCGGGAAAATCGTGCAGGGCGAGGAGAACGGGCAGGAACTGGCTTATTTCGCGGTCGTCCAGAACCTGCAGTCGATCAAGGATGCCCCAGAACTGAAGTAGACGATAGCCCAGGTCGCGTTGTTCCGGATCGGGCTTGCTTTGCAGGTTCGAACGGGTATCGCCAAATGAAATCTCGAGCGATCGCCCCTTCTTGCTGCCCGGACGGGTGTAATGCACCGCCACGGCCAGCCGGCTGAAGCCCTCGGCGTGCTTGAGTATCCGATCGCCACCAAGGTAACGCTGCGCGACGGCTTCGATATCGTCGTCGATGGTCACCCGCAGCGAGAGCCGCCGTGACCAGTTGCCGAGGCGCAGTTCCACTTCGATCAGGCGCGCAGCAGACACATCCACATCGTCCCAGGACGGCAAGGGTAGCGTCAGGGATTTTCTGAACCGCGACAGATCGTATCGTCGCCAGCTCAACGGCTTGCTGGAGAGGTCAGTTTTGAGAACCACTTCTGCAAATGCATCGCCGAGAATCTTGCGCACCTTGGGCGCGGGCCCGCAGATTTCCATGGTGCGTTCCGCCGGCGTCCAGATCAGCGTTGCTTCGTTTGGTGGGCGAAAATAGATTGGCATCCGTATTCCGTTGCCCTTGTAGTTGAGAACGCTGGATAACGGCCCACCATGACGAACAATCACCATCACCGATGCGGGATGATTTGGGGTCGCGGGCAGATCAAGACTGCGGATGGTTACGCGCGACGGCAACTCCAGCTTGGCTGTCAATAGGGAGGCCAAGGCGGCCTCGTCGATACTGCCGGAATCGACCCGGTCTGTCCTTCCCACCGTGGCCTCAAACGAGTCGTACATCTTGCCGAAATCGCGGTATTGCCGCGCGGCGTGAAACGCCTCTGCGTCCTCGAAATCTTCCGAGTGGCGCAGAAAAAGCCACGCACTGCGACACAGCGCGTCTGGTTGGGCATGAAGATTCTCGAGTTCCTCGTGCGATCGCCGCTTGGCGGCCACGTGCTCCAGCGATGTCGGCCCTTTGCCCACGGCGAGGGACCGGATTCGTCGGCAGCGATCTTCCATTGGGCGCAAATTATCGGACGCAATGGCATTCAGTCGGCCGAGCAGCAACGAACGCCATTCTTCATCATCATCGGTTGCGGGCCAGTCGATCGTGATTTCTGGCTCGGTGTCCGATCCGCGATACTCGAGAATTTCCTGCAGCAGCGGGATCGGCGCCGTTTCGACCAGTTCATGGGTTTCAGGGCCGAGATTGCGAAACTTGCGGCTCATCTGGTGCCTCCCGACAACCGATAACGTCCGTGTGATTACAGCTCATTCGTACCACCTGCGGCAATATCTTTGTCCTTCGTTGTCCCGATCGGCCCTCGCAGCTGGCTTTTCATCATCGAGAAGCCCGAGAGTTGCTGACGATGAAACGCCCCAATCCGCTCCCGCCCGACCAGATGACGCCCGCAGAGCGCCGCACTGAGTTGTGCGGCCTGCTGGCGCTCGGGCTGGTCCGGTTGCGGATGCGGAATGGGGGCGAAGTATCTGACGATACTGGAGAACGTTGCCTACACTATCCGCCCGACCAATGCCGTCATGCAACTCCAACTCACCGGAGAAATGCATGAACAAGCCCGATCCCATCCCCGCGCGCCTGGCCGCGCTCAAGACCACGCCGACGCCCGACCTGAAGCAACAGTGGCGCGACCTGTTCGACAGCGAGCCGCCGCCGTTTAACCGGCGCTACCTGGAAAGCCGGCTCGCCTACCGCATCCAGGAACTGGCCTATGGCGGGCTGAAGCCCGAGACCATCCGGCGGCTGGAACGGCTTGGCGAGGAACTGGACGGCGGCGACAAGAAGAAGCGCGGCATCCGCCTCGACCGCGACCGCCCCATCACGGGCACGCGGCTGCTGCGGGAATGGCAGGGCGTTGAGTACATTGTGACGGTCACCGCCGATGGCTTCGAATGGCAGGGGCGGCCCTACAAGTCGCTGTCGGCTATCGCCCGCGCCATCACCGGCACCCGCTGGAATGGCTGGGTCTTCTTCGGCCTCAAGAACCACAGGGGGCGGACATGACGAAACCCGTCGTCCGCAAGCTGCGCTGCGCGATCTACACGCGCAAATCCTCCGAGGAAGGGTTGGAGCAGGAGTTCAACAGCCTCCACGCTCAGCGCGAGGCCTGCGAAGCCTACATCGCCAGCCAGCGGTCAGAAGGCTGGGTGCTGGTCCGCGATCAATATGACGATGGCGGCATATCCGGCGGCACGCTGGAACGCCCCGGCCTGCAACGGCTCATGGCGGACATTGAGGACGGGCTGGTCGACGTGGTGGTAGTCTACAAGATCGACCGCCTCAGCCGCTCGTTGGCCGACTTCGCCAAGCTGGTCGAGGTGTTCGACCGGAACGGCGTGACGTTCGTCTCGGTCACGCAGTCGTTCAACACGACAACCTCCATGGGGCGGCTGACGCTGAACATCCTGCTGTCCTTCGCCCAGTTCGAGCGCGAGGTGACCGCTGAGCGCATCCGCGACAAGGTCGCCGCCAGCCGCAAGAAGGGCATGTGGATGGGCGGCGTTCCGCCCTACGGCTACCGGGTCGAGAACCGCAAGCTGGTGGTCGACGAGGAAGCTGCCGGTCATGTGCGCTGGATCTTCGCCCGGTTCCTCGAAATCGGCTCCTGCACGGAACTGGCCCGCGAAGTCGGTAAGCGCGGTATCCGCACGCCGCGCGGCAACCGGATCGACAAGAAGTACCTCTACCGGATGCTGAACAACCGCACCTATATCGGCGAGGCGGTCCACAAGGGCGAGAGCTACCCCGGCGAGCATGACGCGATCATCGACCGCGAGACGTGGGCCCGCGTCCACGCCATCCTGCAGGAGAGCCCCCGAAAGCGCGCTGCGCGCACCCGGGCCGAGACGCCGGCGCTGCTGAAGGGTCTGTTGTTCGGACCGGACGGCGCGGCCTTCTCGCCGACCCATACGAGGAAGGGCGACCGGCTCTACCGCTACTATGTCAGCCAGACGGTGTTGAAGCATGGCGCCGGGTCATGCCCGGTGGGCCGAGTCCCGGCGGGCGAGATCGAGGCCGCCGTCATCGACCAGCTGCGCGCCGTGTTCCGTCAGCCGGAGATCGTTGCTGGAACGTGGAAGGCGGCGCGCGCCCACGCCGACGACATCACCGAGGCCGACGCCCGCGCCGCCTTGCAGCAGCTAGACCCGCTGTGGGACGAGCTCTTCCCCGCCGAGCAGGCGCGCATCGTGGAGGTGCTGGTCGAGCGCGTGGAGATCGGGACGGACGGTTTGAACGTCCGGCTCCGTGTGGATGGGCTCGGTGGCCTCGCACGCGAGATGCTGGCCGGAGACATGGGAGCGGCCGCATGACCCGCGGCACTCTGATCCCCGAAACGGTGACGCTCCATGTCCCATTTCACATCGTGAAGCGCGGCGGGCGGAAGGAGATGCAGCTGCCCGACCGCGTCCGGCCGGAGCGAACGGCGGACAACACGCTGGTCAAGGCGCTGGCCCGCGCCTTCCGCTGGAAGCGGATGCTCGAATCCGGGGAGTTTGCCACCATCGCCGAACTGGCCGAACGGGAGGGCATCGCGCCCTCCTACATGACCCGCGTCCTGCGGCTCACGCTGCTAGCGCCTGACATCATCGAGGGCATCTTGGACGGGAAGCAGGGGCCGGAGGTGACGCTCGCGAAGGTGCTGGAGCCGTTCCCGCTCACATGGCAGCATCAGGCGCTGCAATTTTCTCTGTAGGATGAAAACTGCACATTGAAGGATTGACTCGAGGGGGCGGTCTCGCTTAGATCTCTGTAAATCGCCTTACAGAGGATTCTTTCATGCGGCTCGCAGAGCTTTCGGACATTCACTCCGGCTACACGGCGCGCGGCAGGCTCGATCCGCTGCCGGAGGGTGGCGTGCCGGCGCTGCAGCTGCGTGACGTGGGAACGAACGGCGAAGCGCCTGGCCCTGACTTCCAAAGGTACGACCTCGGCAAACTGTCCGAACGATACTTCGTCCACGGCGGCGAGGTCGTCTTTCGCTCGCGTGGCGAGCCGAACGCTGCAGCTGCCATTTCCGGTCCGCTGCTGGAGCCCGTCGTGGTCATCGTCCCGTTGGTGATCGTTCGCCCCGACAGGGACCGAGTTCTCCCCAAATACTTGGCATGGGCCATCAACCAGCCCGACGCGCAGCGCAGGCTCGGTGCGGAGGCACAGGGCACAAGCCTCAGGATGATCCCGATGGCGGCCCTCGAAGACCTCGAGATCGCCGTGCCCGACCTGTCAACGCAGAGACGCATCGTCGAACTCGATGCTCTCGCACGGCAGGAAGGGCAACTGCTCCGGCAACTCGCCGCTCGCCGCGAAGAACTCGTAAGCGCCATTCTCGGCGATGCCGCGAAGGCCGCCGATCAGAAGGAAATTGCCTGATGACCGATCAGATTACCCAACAGCAGATCAATCAGACCGCTTGGGCGGCCTGCGACACCTTCCGGGGCGCCGTCGATGCCGGCCAGTACAAGGACTACATCCTCGTGATGTTGTTCCTGAAGTACATTTCGGACCTCTGGAACGACCACCTTGAGACCTACCGCAAGCAGTATGGCGACGATGCGGCCCGCATTCGCCGGCGCCTCGAGCGCGAGCGTTTCATCCTGCCCGAGGGCGCCAGCTTCTACGACCTCTACGCCCAGCGGAACGAGGCCAACATCGGCGAGCTGATCAACATCGCGCTGGAGAAGATCGAGGACGCGAACCGGGCGAAGCTCGAGGGCGTCTTCCGCAACATCGACTTCAACTCCGAGGCCAACCTCGGCCGCCCGAAGGATCGCAACCGCCGTCTCAAGAACCTCCTCGAGGACTTCGCCAAGCCTGCGCTCGACCTGCGCCCGTCGCGGGTGACAGAGGACATCATTGGCGAGTGCTACATCTACCTGATCTCGCGTTTCGCCTCGGACGCCGGGAAGAAGGCCGGTGAGTTCTACACGCCCACGGCCGTCTCGCGCCTGCTGGCCAAACTGGCGGCGCCCCAGCCCGGCAACACGATCTGCGACCCCGCCTGCGGTTCCGGCTCGCTGCTGATCCAGGCATCGCAAGAGGTTGGCTCCGAGAATTTCGCCCTCTACGGGCAGGAGGTGAACGGGGCGACCTGGGCGCTGGCCCGGATGAACATGTTCCTGCACGCGAAGGACGCAGCCCGTATCGAGTGGTGCGACACGCTCAACAGCCCGGCGCTGGTCGAGGGCGACCACCTCATGCGCTTTGACGTGGTGCTCGCCAATCCGCCGTTCTCGCTCGACAAATGGGGCGCGGAGGACGCCGACAGCGACCAGTACAAGCGCTTCTGGCGCGGCGTGCCGCCCAAGTCAAAGGGCGACTACGCCTTCATCACCCACATGATCGAGATCGCCAAGCGCCAGTCCGGCCGTGTCGCGGTGATCGTGCCGCATGGCGTGCTGTTCCGGGGCGGGGCCGAGGGGCGCATCCGCCAGCAGCTGATCGAGGAGAACCTGCTCGACGCAGTCGTCGGCCTGCCTGCCAACCTGTTCACCACCACGGGGATCCCGGTCGCCATCCTGATCTTCGACCGATCGCGCGAACAGGGCGGCGCGAACGCGGACCGGCGCGACGTGCTGTTCATCGACGCCAGCAAGGAGTTCACGCCGGGCAAGACCCAGAACGTGATGGATGACGCGCATGTGGCCAAGGTGCTGGAGACCTACGCCACCCGCGCCGAGGTCGAGCGGTATTCGCATCGGGCCAGCCCCGAGGAGATCGCCGAAAACGGCTACAACCTCAACATCCCCCGTTACGTCGACACCTTCGAGCCGGAAGAAGAGATCGACGTCGCCGCCGTGCAAAAGGACATCCAGCGGATCGAGGCGGAACTGGCCGAGGTCCGGGCGAAGATGGCCGGGTATCTGAAGGAGCTCGGTGTTGATGCGTGAGGATTGGGCCGAGTGCCGGATAGACGAATTGGGCAACGGGCGCCGCCCTGTCTTGAAAGCCGGCCCTTTCGGCTCCGCCGTGACGAAGGCGACATACGAACCCTCGGGCTACAAAGTCTATGGGCAACAGGAAGTTGTCGCCAAGGACCTCAACGCGGAAGCCTACTTTGTGTCTGAGGCCACGTTTCGTCGGCACAAGAGTTGTGCGGTCGAGCCCGGCGATATTCTCATGACGATGATGGGAACGATCGGGCGCGTCTATCGCGTCCCTCATGGAGCGCCAAAGGGCATCATCAATCCGCGGCTTGTTAGAATTGCGTTCGACAGGTCGCGCATCCTGCCGGAGTTCGCCGAAGCTGCCCTGGAGCAGCCGCCACTGCAACGGTTGCTGGATCGCCGGAGCCACGGCGGAACAATGCAAGGGCTTAATCTGGACGCGCTCGCGTCGATCCGGCTCTCCGTCCCCCCGCTCCCCGAACAGCGCAAGATCGCCGAGATCCTGCGGACCTGGGACGAGGCGCTCGAAAAGCTCACCGCCCTCCGCGCGCTGAACATTCGTCGCCGCGTCTGGTTCCGGACCCATCTGTTCACGGGCAAGGTCAGGTTGCCCGGCTTCACCGGTGAGTGGCGCGTTGTCCCGTTGAGCGAGGTCCTCCACGAGCACGGATCGAAATCGACCGGCGCTGAGGAGGTCTATTCGGTCTCAGTCCATAAGGGGCTGGTGAACCAGGTCGAGCATCTCGGCCGGTCGTTCTCGGCTGCGAACACCGACCACTATAATCGCGTCCTTCCGGGCGACATCGTCTACACCAAGAGCCCCACGGGCGATTTCCCGCTCGGCATCATCAAGCAAAGCAAAATCGACCGCGAGGTTATCGTCTCCCCGCTCTACGGCGTCTTCACCCCGCAGACCTACGCGCTGGGCGTGGTCCTCGACGCGCTCTTCGAGTCGCCGCTGGCCGCCCGCAATTACCTCCATCCCCTCGTCCAGAAGGGCGCCAAAAACACAATCGCGGTCACCAACAGCCAGTTCCTTGAAGGCAAGCTCCGCCTCCCGATGGATCCAGGCGAACAAGCCGCAATCGCCGACATCGTGAACGCATCCCATGCCGAGTGCGCCGGCATCGACGCCGAGATCGAAGCCCTGACCCGCCAGAAGCGCGGCCTGATGCAGAAGCTTCTAACCGGCGAGTGGAGGGTCCCGCTCAACCACGCCGAAACCCCTATTATGACCGAGGAGGCCGAACATGCCGGATAAGAAGAACTACTGGACCCAACAGCGCCCGGACGGGAAATGGGAGTCCAAGCGCGAAGGCGCGACGCGCGCCAGCAAGGTCACGGACACCCAGTCCGATGCCTGGGCGCATTCGCGCGAGAAGGCGACTGAGACAAAAGGGGAAGCCTTCCTGAAGGGCCGTGACGGGAAGATCCGTGAGCGGAACACCTATGGCAAGGACCCCTATCCGCCGAAGGGCTAA